CATAGTGGGAGCGCCGATGATCGTGTACGTGGCGTTCCACGCTGCTTCGCTCGCCCCCGCGAGGGTAAACTGATCGCCAGTCTGGAGGAGGTGAGGGGTCGCAATCGTGATCAGGGCAGTGCGCCCCACATCTGTGATCTCGATGGTGCAGCCGGTGCCGGTGCCGCCGGTCGTCGCGCGCCCCGTACCCACGGTAAAGCCGGTCACGGTGCCCGTGTGCACCAGCTGAATACCCGTAACGATACCGCCCGGTGCGATAGACGTAACTCGTACCTGAGCGCCAGCGCCGCCCACAGAGCACGTAAGCAGATCACCAAGGCTGTAGTTGGTGCCCCCGGCTGTGGGTACGCTGTTGACCGAAAGTACGCCAGCAGCGATAGGCACCCCCGTGCTGACAGCGAACGGTATCCAGTCTGCGTAGTCAACTGAGACGTTGGTCGGCATACCATCGTCGAACGCCTGACCCTGCATCCAGTAGTCGTTTTCAGGGCTATAGGCGTACATAGCCGAAGCGGCGTTGCCGACCATGTAGACGCGGTCATAGTCCGGCCAGATATCATACGTAGAGGTGTTATCAGGCTCGACGGCCCACTGCCGTGCAAGGGTGAAGGTAGTGGCGTTGTGCGCCGCGATGCGCCGGGACTGGCCCACCCCCGCGCCGCCCGTGATGTACAGGCGGTAGTTGCGATACCGGTCATTCTGCAGGGCCTTGCTGCTATCTACCAACGTTCGGTTGGAAGCAGAGCTTGCAGTGCCTGTCAGGGCCACATCACCGTATTTTCCGGTGCGCTCGATTGCGACATCCCCAGAGATAGCACCCCCAAGGAAGCCCTGCGGGGTAGTCTTCTGTTGCCAAGTCATCATGGCAATATCGAAATACTGCAGGTTGAAGAAGGGCGCAGCAGCCTGAGAACTCAGCGCGTAGATGCCACCCGTGTTCGTGCTGAAGTACGAGCTACGATCCGGCACCACGTCCCATGGCGTGTCTACCGAGAAGGTGTGCGACAGGATTTCATAGTGCGACTGGTTGCCCGCCGTAGTCAGAGGTACAGCATAGGGAGCCGCAGCGACGAACGGATAGTTGTTCCAAGGTTCCTGCGGCAGTAGGTTTGCGTCGAAGAAGTAGAGCGTGTTTGCGTCGTTGTAGAGCACACGACGATAGTGGGTAGCGTCCGTGTTGTATCGGATACCAACAGTATACCCGACCCACTGGTTAACACGCCATTTTTTCAAGCTGTCTGTCATTGCGGAAGTCGAGGTAGAGGTGATAACACCCGCATCCGAAACCGTCTCACCAGTCAGAGTAATGACGCGCCGCTGACCGATGCCGTCACCATGCTCGATGGTCATGGTCGATCCGCTGAATATGCTGGTGCTGATAGCGCCAATCGTCACCGTAGAGCTTGTAGCCGAGATCACGCGACCGTGAGAACCCCGCCGGTTCGTATAGCTCATAGACACCAAGCCAACCGGGGTGACCGGCAGGTTCGGTAGCTGCATCCAAGTGTCGGCCCACGTATCGTACCGGTAAAAGGTGGCGGCGGCAGCGATGTAGTAGAGGAAACGGCCACTCCCATCCTCCGTAGTCACCATGCTGGCCAGCGTGCTCGCTGCGACCGGAAGCTGGTTGCAAAGCTCGAAGAACGGCTGGTCAACAAGCGGGGTGATGATGTTTGCCATCTGTCAGTTCACTCTCGATCTGATGCCGGTGTTGTAGGCTGTTCTAGCCCCAGACTTTACCTGTTCGAAGGCGCTTACACCACCAACACCAACGATGTTCGTGACGCTTGTGACCGTACCCGAAGCGATTGAAACGTTGCCGCTGGCCAAGCTATTCACGTCAATAGACAGACGGTTTGACCCGTTGCCGGTTATCATCTGCAGTGGCTTGAGGAGCGCAGCGATCCTCTGCAGAACCTGAAGCCCGCTACCGGTTACCGGAAACGGGTTCGCATCAGAGATCGAGGCACCGTTCTCGTCCTCGATCTCTGTGCGGAAGTCGATGATGCCGGACATTACAGGGCCTCGATGAAGGCTTTATGCTTGGCTACCAAGGCCTGTCGCATTGCATCAACCTCGGCCCGCTCAGCGGCAAGAGCCGCGCGATCAGCGACTGCGGCGAGAAGTTCGGCCTCGGCCTTCGCGGTGGCCCGCTTGGCTTGGGTGAGCGCCTTATCGAGCTCCGCCGCACGCGCTTCGACTTCAGCTTTCTGGGCTTCGGCTGCGGCAAGAACTGCCTTGGCCTCTTTGTTCACGCCCTCGGCCTTAGCCGCGGCCACAGCGGCGGCGGCAAGCGCGGACTTCCGGGCGTCAGCAAGGAGGGCCTTAGCCGCTTCCCGGTCGGCGTCAGCCTCGGCCTTAAGCGCAGCCACATCTTTCCCGACCTGCTCACGCATCGCGATGATCTCGGACGCAGGGCCAATCGCTTCGACGTAGGCTTTGTGCTCCGCGATCTTGGTTTCGAGATCGGAAAGCCGCGCCTTGTAGACGTCCGGGTTCGCTACCACCGTCAACAACTCGAACAGCTGCGAAGACGAAGACGAAGAACCATCGATATTGTTCGCGATCATGCCCGACCTCCTCCGCCAGCTTGGATCAGCGTGAGCCTAGCGGTGCCCGCGCCAGAGTTTGCCTTGATTCGCACACCCTGAACGGGGTACGCGATGTTCGAGTCCTTCGTCGTAGTCTGCGCCGTCAAGCTTGGGTGATCCACCCAGTTTCCCGTTGCGGGATCGTACCCGGCAGCGAAAATATCGTCGAAGGTGTACTGGACGGTGTAGTTCGACGTGCCCGTAACCAAGACACCAAGCGCCACGTTGAACGGCGAAATGTAGGAGTCTGGTACGTAGACCGGGGACACTCCGGTCCCCGTCACAGTATATGTCTTGGGTCTCATGTTCTTTCTCCGTCACCACGTTCAAGCAGCACTTGGCTCCTGACCATCAGGGCAGGTCGTGGGCTTGGATGTAACGAACCGTCAGCGTGCCCGTGCCCGTGCCGGTGTTGGCCGACAGGACGAAGACGCGCGTGTCCGTGGTGCCGGTGTCGTCCCAGTTGCCAACGCGGGTTGCGTCTGCGCCGGGGGACAGGCTGATCATACCGAGGGTGCCACCAGCGGCAGCAACGACAAGTTCGGTAGCCGTGGCGGACGTGCCGATGCTATACGTCGAAGCGGCTCCCGACCAGATGGCGGTGGTGGCCATCTGAATATCGAGGATGTGGCTGTCAGCCGGAAGAACGATGGTCGTGCCCAGCGCAGTGGCGGTGCCCGCCTGCGTGATCGGGACATGCTGAACCATAACGACGGAGCCGACGTTGCGAACGTTGGTGCCAAGCTCAGTTCCAGTGGTGTCTCGGATGTTGCCCGCACGGATCGGGCCGGAAAAAGTGGTAACGCCCATAATGAGCTCCTTGCACATTTCAAGCCGTTCTGTCTGTGCATCGTCCGCTGGGTGCGGTCGGAACGGCGATTAGACCCAGATGTCCGCACGGTATCACACGAAAGCGGTGTAGTGCAAAAGGAAAGGGCGGGGTTTCCCCCGCCCTCCCAAGAACCAGTGTCAGACGATCAAGCGCCGGTCGTGCCGAACACGCAACGCGGGTCCGAGAAGCCGAAGCTATAACGCTCACGCGCCTTGTAGCGCATGTTGCCCGTGTCAAAATCGGCTTCCATCCCCGTCGAAAGCGCGGTGCGCTCGAAGTGGATGAACCCGCGAGGGGCGTCCGTCTTGATCCACCAAGCGTCCGGATCGGTCAGGAAGTCGTTGACCGCATAACCCTCCGGCAGCAGGCCCATCGAGCGGATAGCGTTCACGTCGTTGTCGGCAGTGCCGACGCGGAGGTTGGTCGCCATCAGTCGCTCGGCCACAAACTGGGTGGCGCGAGGGATCATCAGCTTGAGGCCGCGCAGGGCGACTTTCAGGCCACGCTCGTCAACGAAACCAGCGATGGTGATCAACGCGCTCTCGAGAGAGGTCTCGTTGAGGTCAGCATCAGTGGCGGGCCGGTTGGCGAAGGTGTTGCCGCTGCTGAGCGGGTGGTTGGTGGCGCAGAGAGCCACGCCGTCTCCGCCTGCAAACGCACCTGCGGTGAAGGCGTTGTTCAGGATGGCAGCGGCTTTCACCTGCTTGGTGTGAGCCATCGAGCGAGCGAGGGCGCGCGTGTAACGGCTGCCGAGGCGGTCGTACAGGTTGTCCTCGATGGCTTCCTCGGTGATCGAGAACGCCAGCGCGATGGTTTCGTGGTTGTACCGAGCGGTGAACGATTCCTGAGCATCGTCGTACGTGATGCCCGAACCTTCCGATTTGGTCGGTGCTGCTCCGAAGCCGGTCAGCATGACCTCCTCTTCGAATGCACGATCCGAAGACTCGGTGGTGAAGATTTCAGCATGCTGGTTTTCATACCGAGCATACTCCATCCCGAAGAGAGCGTTGAGACCGGGCTCAAGCTCTTTCGCCAGTTGTGCGCGCGAAATTGCCATTGATCAGTCTCCTTACACGCCAGTCGTCGAAACAGTGCCAGCAGCAATTGCGCCGTTCGGCGAATTGTAGTGGTTGTTCAGGCGAACAATCAGGGGGATACCCGCAGCCGCGAAGTCCGAGTTCTCGACATCGTCTTGGATGCCCATGATCCGGAGGTTCAGGGTGTTGGTGGTAGCGATGGTGCTGACAGCCAGCGTGCCCGCCGACAGACCGGTGGACGCGGAGCCCGTGGTCGCGGTGGCGAAGTTGGCGTTGGCAAAGACATGGCCGCGTGCCGTGGCTTCGTTGGTCAGAGTGGCATCCGAAGAGATGACGAACAGCTGCATCGGGTTGTCGTAGACGAAGGCCTTGACGGGGAACGTCGAGTTAGCGCCCGATCCCGGCCAGAACCGAGAGAAGGTTTTTTTGCCCGTGGTCGTCGAGATGTACTCGCAGCCCCAAAACACCCCAAGAAGACCCACGGTGCCACCAGCTGCAGCACCGACGATGTCGATGAAGCCTGTGGACAGCGGGATCACCGGAGACCCTTGATAGATCGGGTTGGTGTTGGTGGATGCGATACGATACTCAGTCGCCCCGGTCGTGTTTGCAGCCTGTCCCATGATTGCGATGGGACGGAGGCCAAAAGCGCCGCCGATATTCGGCATGATCTTTTCTCCAGTTATTCGGTCTTACGACCGCCAAAGGATACCCGACTCTGCCGTTGTTGATTGATCGGCATCGAAGGATGTTGCTCTTTCATCAAGTCCTGATCAACAGCATCCATCTGTTCGCGGGTCCGGCCCCCGTAATACGCGGTTCTCTCTTGGGCTGTCTCGACAGGTACACGAGTGAGAATCAGGCCACCGTTTCCGATAACCCCGGCATGCTTGCCATCCTCAATCGTGGGCGCTTGGAACTCCGGGTGCTCATCCGCGCGCACGGGCTCATAGCCCTGACGCAGACGGTTGAACACGTTACCCTTGTCTTCCTCACCTCGAATCGAGGCGCGGACCCACCGGTGCTTGTACCCTTCGGGTGCAGGCGGTGCGTCAAGAGTGCTGGGCGGAACCCAAGGCTTACGGCGCGAAGCTGCTTCGCGGGTCTCTGTGGTGCGAGGTGTTCTTTCCATCGTCTCAGTCCTTCACGTACTTGGCGTATTCTTCCAACGGGACGTTCAGCCGTTTCGCTATGGCTACCTGAGAAGGGGTAAGCCTCACTGTTCTGCGCTCCTGTGCCGTGCTGCGGGATGCGGAGGAACCAGCAGGAGCGACCTGACTTCCACCACCCGGTTTTCTCGCGGCGAACTTTTGCGGATGCTCCGCCCGAATACGCCGGTCGATCTCAGTATAGTAGTCATCGGACTCCGGGTCAAACCCCTCATCCTCGACGAGGTTCTGGTGGATCGCCAGAGCCGTAGACGTCAGGATGCGGTCCTCTCCGAACCATTTATTCCTCTCGGCCCAGCCTTGCGCCTTAGGGTCTGGCTGGGGTGCAGGGGCCACCTGCCGCTGCTGCTGGACAGGGGCTTCCCGGGGCTGCTCGGATGCCGTCTGCACACGCTGCTTGGCTGCGGCGTAGCGCTGCTTCTCCATGATGATCTTGGCAAGGTCTTCCTGTGCCGCAAGCATCGCGTCAGCATCGCCGTACTCGTGGGCAGCCCGGTAGGCGTTCTTGACCGCGAGTTCCTGAGTCTCGAGGCGCGCCCCGTACTCATTCAGATACCCGTTGTCGAGCGCCTGCACGCGGCCACGAAGCTGCTGGTTTTCCTCCAGCAGGGTCTGCGCCACGCGGGAAGCCTCTTCCCGGTCGCGCTGTTCCTTGCGGTATTTCTCGGTTAGCCTGCTGATCCGGGTCTGGACCTTCTGGCTGTAGGAGGAAAGCTCGTCATCGTCGTCAGAACCCGAAGCCTTGGTGGCTCCGGTCCCCTGACCCTCTGGAGATTCCAGTTCAACGATAACCTCGTTGCTCGAGTCGTCGTCTTTTTCGTCGCTCATTTCAAGCCTCACACGTGTTGAATGTCGTCGGGTTCAGCAATCGTGGCGATGACCTCATCGTCGTTGATGATGCGGACTTCGCCTCCGTCGATCCTGAATCGAGACCCGGCGTAGCGCCCGATGCAAATCCACTGGCCTTGGCGGCACCACGGCTCCGGGTTGTCGCCGAACTTGGCAGAGTCGCCGTAGGCAAGCGGACCCAGACGGAGGACGTAGGCCACAACAGTCGCCAGAGCTTCGCGCTCCCGCACCTGATCAGGCACAATCAGGCCGCCAGTGGTCTTCGCCCGACCCTGATAGGGCATGACAAGAATGCGCCAGCCGGTGGGCTGGGGCAGGCGATCTAAGGTGGACTTTTCCAAGAGGCTTGGGTCTAGGACCCGCTCATCAGCTTTGACGTAGGCCCCGGAAACGGAGACCTCGGCAGGGCTGTCAGAGCCTTTGACCTTGTTGATGCTCGCTACAACATGGTCAGGAAGATAGAGTTTCTTCGACATCTTCAGACGACTTCCCCAGCAGGGCCTTCAGTTCCTCCTTGGCAAAGGCGAGGCCCCGTATCTCGCCGACCATGCTCTGGTATTGCTCCCAGTTCGAGGGGACACCGGAAGAAACCGCGTACGCGATGTCCTCCTCCCGATGTCTCAGGACCTTATACAAGGCTTTAGACAAGCTAACAACATCCATACGAGAACCCCCGAATAAGTTTATTGTTTGTCGCATGTCCTTTGGTTGGAGTCACCTCAATAAAGGCCGGAGAACTTCTGCGGACGGGCAATGGGGCTGAACTTTTTCATCCCGCTCTCGATGCCCTTGCCGGACTTTTTGGCGGAGCCGACCTTTAGAAGACCGCCCTTGGCCTTCTTGACCATCCCGCCACAATCTTTCATCGCCATATTCGCCATCAGTTTGCCCCTCCTCGGGCCAGAGCAGCCTGACGCTGTACGTCAATCCGCTCTCGGTTAACTTCGTTTCGTGCGTCCGCCACCTGTTCTTGCAGTTCCAGACGGGCAGCGTCGGTGACGGCACGCTGTTTCTGGTTGGACGCCTCCAGCATGAGCTCGGCCTTGTCCATCTCGGACTTGCGGGCCTCGGCCTGCTTCTTGAGTTCAAGTTCCCGCATCCGGATGATCACAAGCGGATCAGACATCGGGTCTTGACCCTGCGGAAGAAGCTTGGGCAGGAGCTCGTCGAGAAGCTCGCGCTGCCGATTGGCCACAAGCCGCTCCATCTGCGCCGGGTCCTGCATGCCCTGTTGGACCTGCTGGACCGAAGCCATCAGCTGTTGCATGGTGCCTTCTCCGCGCTGTACTCGGGCCTCGGCAGCCTCGATTATATCCCGGACTTGGCGTTGTATGTCGGACCGAGCCTTGAAGTCGATATGCTCCATAAGGTGCGCGTAGAACACCCCAATGACTGCCGGAGAGGTGGCAACGATTGGCATCCGCATAAAGGCCATGTGTATCGCGATATGGGTGTCGTGATCCTGCTCCTCGAAGGCCTGCGCAAGCTCGCCCATCAGGACACGAGCGTTCTCCGTGACGGGAGACTGCGGCTTAGGCTCCGGGGGAGTGGGGAGGAGTTCCTCTACGTTCTGGACCTCCAGCGCTGAATACATCCGCATGTACGCGGCATGCATGTTGTGGAGTTGCGGCGCACCCTGAGCAAGCTGCAGCTGCGTCTGGGCCAGAGTTACCCGCTGCGCCATTGAGAAGATGTTCGGATCGCTGACCGGCAGGATGTCGATCCTGCCATCAAAGTCCGTGGCAAAGACGGAACGCTCGGCCCCGGCGACGTCGTACGGATACTCCTGCGGCAGGTTATCCGAGAAGATGCGGGCAAGGATGCGGAACTCGGTCTTCTGGGCGTAGTGCAGGCGCTTGTGGATGGCGGACATGACCTTCATGCCGCGCTCCAACAGAGCCACCGTCGTGCCGACCGGAGCTTCTTGGTTCATGGCGCTGGTCTGGTCGTCGGCCAGAGAGATGAACCGGCGACCGCCGTCGATCAGTGTCCCAAGAAGCTGCGCAAGCGTAGCGCTGGGCTCCTTGTACGGCAGCGGAATAATAGCGTTCCGAATATCCCCGCCGGGAGCATCGATGTCCCGGAACTCGCCCGGTTTGATCGGCTCATCACTGTTACGGACCCGGATTCCACGGGCCTTGAAGCCCGCCGGGAGGTTCGCCAAGGTGCCCGCGTCGATAAGCTGGCGAAGAATGGAGGTGGTCGCACGCCCGATCCCCCCAATCATGTGAACCAAACCAAAGCCGTAGAAGCCCAGCCCCGGCATGAACTTGTAGTGGACGAAGTACTGGCGCTTCTTGGCGAGGTCCGTGCCCTCTTCGAAGTTACGCCGGATCGCCAGAATCTTGGACGACCCCTTGTCGATGGTGACAATGTACGGAAGCTGGATTCCCGTGGGTTCTCCGTCCGGGCTCAGGTCTTCAAAGCCTTCGATGTCCAGATTGACGTGCATCTCGAGCAGGGCGTAGCTGTCGTCGAAGTAGGACTTCGTCGTTCCCTGCAGTTCGTCAACCTTCTCACGGACCTTGTCCGGGGCCTCGTCAATCGCCGAAAGATCGATGTCGCGGTACACGCCAGCAACCTGCATCTTCCGAATGTCGTTCTCGTCCATCCGAAGAACATGGGTCGCGCGAGGCGTCGTGTTCAAATCCGTTGCGGCGTACGGAATAACGAGGTCCTGTGCCGGAACAAACTTGGACACTGGGCGTTGCATGGCGACGTCCCAGTACACCTTCTTGAAGCAGGAGCCTGACAAGGGGAGATAGAACAGCAGCTGATCCATATCCGGGTCATACTCTTCCATGACCTCGGTGATCTCGTAGTTCATGAAATCCTTGACGCGACCGGCCTGAGCCTCGGTTTCCGCGTCCTTCTTGCCCAAGATGGAGGTCTTTACCGGACCCCCGGACGGCAGGAGTTCCTTGTATGCCTGCGCTTGGAACTGCGTGACGGACTCGGCAATCAGGGGGTGGGTCACGCCAGACGCGCCCTCGAAGGGCTCTGTCCGCTCAACAACCTTCACGCCCAGAAGATCGAGGCCCTTGGTGTAGGTTTCTTCCCAGTCGCTGCGGGACTCAAGATCATCCTCGTAGGCCGACAGGAGCTCGGAAGCGATTTCTGCCAGCTGCCCGTCGTCGAGATACTCGGCCAAGTTGGCGTCGTGAGGGATGTTTACCTCCGCCTCCATCTGGGCGAGGGCCTCGGACATGGCCTGAACAATCGCGCCGCCGTCAGGGGTCTGGGTTACCAGCGCGCCGCCGGTGAAATCGGGGGCAGTGGGAACAGAAAACTCGGCTTGCGGAAGGTCCGATTCTGGACCACCCTGCATAAAGCCGCTGTCAACAGACGAGCCTGTGAGACGGGGCGGAATGGCCATCAGTAGTACTCCCGTTTGCGCGGGATGATGTCATCCCCGGCATCTTCGCCTTCTAAAGCCACAAACCCGCCCTGACGGAAGCGCATTAAGGCTAGCGTCATGCTATCACAGAAATCGTCATGGTCGCCATTAGGAAAAGAGACGACCTCTTCGATGACGTCTTCGGAGAAGCTTTTGCCCTCCGGAGCCCACACAAGTCCAGCCTCAAAGAGCGGGGCAACCATGTGCATGCGGCTGACCTTGTCCCGCCCGCCTCCGCGCCCACCCGGGGAAAACCCTAGGGCGGGGATGTTTTTCAGCCGCAGTTCGTCGATCAGGGGCTGCCCGGTAGCCTTGGCTTCCACGATGACCATGTCCGGCTGCCAGTACTCGTGCTCGTCGAAGGCGACCTGTCGGAGCTCCGGAAAACTCCAGCGGCCACGCTGCGCGTCCAGCAGGATGATGTGGTCGGGCCCGTCGAGCTCGGGCTTGAAGATGCCCCACGTCGTGATGGCAGAGTAGTCGGCGCTTTCCTTCTTCGAGAACGCCGTGTCGTAGGCCTGAAGGATGTAGTCCAGCCGGGGGACTTCTTCCTCTTCCCACGCTCTCCACCACTCCTTGCGGATGATGCCTGACCCGGAGGCCGTGGGCTGCTGCTGCCACTGCGCCGACCACTTGGCCAGAGGCAGGGAGGCCTTGATCGAGAGCAGGGCGTCCTTGTCCCAGAACTCCGGCCAGAGCGGGTCGCCAGAGGGCATGATCGCGGGGAACTCCACGACCTCCCACTGGTCCGACATGATATCCGAACCCTGCGCCTGCAGAAGTTTTCCTGTGAGGTCCTTCTTGCCCCATCGCGTCATGACGACGATGATCGCGGCCCCGGGCTGGAGACGCTGGCGGGGACCAGAGGTGTACCACTCGTAGGCGTTGTCAAAGGCGTTCTCTGACAGGGCGTCCTGCTCCGAGTGCGGGTCGTCGATGATGAACAGATCGGCACCGCGACCCGTCACTGCAGCGCCCACACCGGCGGCAAAGTACTCGCCGAGCTTGTCCGTCTGCCACCGGCCCGCGGACTTCGAGTCTTCCTTGAGGTGGGTGTTCGGGAAGATTTCTTGGTATCGGGCGTCGGAGATCAGGTCTCGGACCTTCCGACCAAAACGGACGGCAAGCTCGGTGTTGTGGGTGGCTTGGATGATCTTGAGCTTCGGATTCCGCCCCAAGAACCACGCAGGCATGAGATACGACGCGAACTCGGACTTCGAGTGTCGAGGGGGCATGTTAATGATGAGGCGCTTGAGCTCGCCCCTCGCAACTTTTTCCAGCTTCTCCGCAATGATGCGGTGATGCCGACCCTCGATAAAGTTGTCGTACACGTGGTGCGCAAACGACATGAAGTCGTCCTGCGCCTTCTCCCGCGTGTCAAGCTTCTTGCGCGCTTCGGTCAGCAGAAGCAGCTCTTTTAGGGCTGCTTCTGGGATTGTTTCCAGACTCATTTAAGGCCCGCCTTAGGACTGCCCGGGTACGTAGGGCTTGTATCCGGCCAGAGACGCTACCCCCGTAGACTGGGTGTAGGGAGCAACGACAGGCCTCATCTTAGCTACGCCGGTTGTGTCCGGAACACAAGTAGCGACTCCGTCCGGGCCGACATAGAGACGGTATCCGGGCGGACATGAGGTTGGTTGCGGAGGAGTGACTGCGCCGCCTCCGCCTCCGCCTCCGCCTCCGCCTCCGCCTCCGCCTCCGCC